CGGTTGACATCTGGCAAAGGAGTTCAAGCCCCATACTTCCTACCCTTGCCATCAATTCCTCCTCCCATTTATCCCCATATCTTTTCCTTGTCAGTTCCTTTATGGCGCTTTCCTGTTTTTCTGTGATAGAGCCTCGAAATACTGGCTTTGTGGCTTCGGAAGCCACTTTATCGGGTTCAGCCCCATTCGCCCCGTTTTGGGGCTGTTTTGGCGGTAAAACAGGCTGTTTTTCGCCCTCTGCCATCCCGTTTCCCCAATCTTGGGCTGGGATGTCCAAGGCGTCGTCTATCCCCTCCCGATATTCCCTCGAGGTCTCATCAGCCTGTATGGCTCGCTGAAGCTCTATTGACAGGGGCAAAAGTTTAGCAAGTTGGATAAGAACTGTTTTTAGGCACATTGCATCTGGTTCTTTTGCCCAAGGAGAGCTTGAATAAAATTGATTGGTTTTTTGGTCAAATGTTTTACTATGTTTGCGTCCGTGTTCCATACAATCTTCTTTTGACATAAACATAAATGGTTTAGCGCCACCTTGCACTTCTGCTATTACATAATACCCAAGCACTTCACCCCTATCTATTATTGCTGGTTTGTGTCTTAATTTCGCCTGTGTGCCATACTCAAATTCAAATTCATCATTTTTACGGACAATTCCCCAAGCGAGATTAACTGATTTTTCGTGCCGATAAAATAATTCGGCTAATCCCTTATAACCACAGATAAATTGTGCATCCAAACGATTAAATTTGTTATTCCAAAAGGGTAGAATATATGCTCTACCCGCAAGCGGTTCAAGCCCCATTTGCGCAGAAACTAATAACGCCCCTATAAAAGAAGCAGGGCTGGTTTTGGTAAGTTCTGGATTTTGCCTAATACAAGTAAGTGCTATTCTTACTAATCGTTCTGGTCGCATATGTAAAGGAAGCGCCTTTTTAAATTCCTTTGCGGCTTTTTCTATTAGTTGTTGTAAAGTTTGCAAATCGTTATTTTTTTTTACTATCTCTTTTGTTTGCGCTAAATTAGGCATTTTTACTCCTTTCGTTCCCAATGATAATTGCCTGCTGTTTTTCTTTTTCCTTTTAATACTCCTAAAATAACCGTAGGATGTCTGTTAATTTTTTTAGCTGCTTCCTTTATTGTAGCAAATTCTTCTTTTGTTTCTATACAAATAACAGGACATTTTCTTCTCGCTCTGTTATAAAAAGGAATTTTGCTCCAGAATTTTTTTAATGATGCGCCTCTTTTTATTTTAGTTTCTAATGATTGTTTTTGATTTGTTAAATTTTTAGCAATTTTTCTTTTTGTTGTTTTGGAACGATGCTTGCCTTTCCAATAAGCAATTCTATTATTGCCTCCTTTCGTCGCATTATAGCCGTTATTATAACTATTGAATTTTTGAATATATTGGATTTCTTTTTCGTTTAATTGTTCTATTTTGCAGTTTTCTATAAAAATGAATTCAAAATTATTTATTCCATATTTTTTAATTGCTGGATAAAGTCTATTATATATTTTATGTTTGTTAAAAATGGCATTTTTTCTATGTTGTTTTATTCTCTTATCAAAATCCGTTGTTTGCCCAACATAAATTTTATGATTGATTTTATTTTTTATAATATATATTCCTATCATTTATTATTTTGCTTCTCCAAATTCAAATCTTGCACTTTTTGCAAAGTCAATTTTTTCCTTCATATTATCGTATATAAATTGAAATTGTGGATATTCGTTAATAAAATCTTTATGTATATAAAAAATAGAATTGTTTATTATTGTAAAAAGGCTTTTATAAATATAAATCTTTTCTTTATTTTTCCTACATTCATAAATCTCTGGAGAAACTGATGGCATACCAATAAAAATTATTAAAGGTCTTCCAGTCATCTCTACTAATTGTTTTATTTTTTCTTCTTCTTTATTTGTAGGATAAATAGGTTTTATTTCTCCGAAACATTTATATTGAGGGAACCAAAAATCGGGCAAATATCTTTGTTTGTTTTTTAATTCAAAACCTTCATATTCATATATATAATCAATTCCACATTCATCAAAATAGACCGCCCATCTTGCCTCTGTTCTTGAACGGAAGAAATAACCATTATATTTTGTTGGTATAATTTTTATATTTTCCATTTCATTTATTCTTGCTTACCCTTAATACTCTCGTCTCTTTCTTTATCAGATACTTCTCATATATGCCATCGGCTTTCAGGGCATCGTAGTTCAATTTTGATACCGCCTGCGATTGCCATTTTACAATATACTCGCTCGTCTTTATCCCAAGGTTATCCCTGATTACCTCTTTAAGCTTCGCCTCAAGCGCGTTTTTCTGGGTCTCGAGCTCGCTGATATCGGCTTTCGTCTTTTGCAAGGTCGCTATGCAATCGTTCATCTCCTCCACTGCCTGTATCTGCTCATCTGATTTCGGGTGCAGGGCGAGAAGCATATCGTTATCGTCCCCCGTCGCGGCTGGCGGGGTTTTGTCCAAGACCATATCCCAGAACCTGACCGCGGCTTCCCTCATCTTGGCGAACAATTCTTGGTCGGCTTGGATTTCCTTATACCTGAACTTGTTTCCACCTATGAGAACCGCGACATACCCCTTCTGCCTGCCCGTCACCATAAGTTGCCAAGACACCTGAAGGACATATTCGATTGGGATTTCCTCATCCTTCCATTCCTTTTCTTTCCAAGCGGAGGCGTTCTTGCATTCAAGAAGCATATCGGTTCCCTCTATAAGCCTGTCCACCTGACAAGCCATATATGGATAGTCCTTATCAACATAGCGCTTGGGGGCTTTCCTTATCTTCATCCCAGTCGCCTTGGCGAACTTCTTGGCAATAAAATCCTCGAGCTCACTACCGAGCTGGACATACTCCTTATCGGACAAGTCCTCTGGCTCTATGTTTCCCGTCTTCTCCGCCCATAATGAGAGGGGCGTATGCCACCGGCTCAAGCCCATCACTGCCGCTATCTCCGAACTGCCTATGAAATTGCTTCTCTCTTTCATTTAATCCTCCAACGCTTTTTTGATACCCGCGGTTATCGCCAGACGATAAACCCACAATCCACCCAAGGTAATCACACAAAACAAGCAATAAAAGAAAGTATCAAACGTGTCTCTTTTTATTCTCATTGTTTTTCTCCTTTTGCCTCATATATTCCCTCAACTGGGCATCAAAATAATCGGTAATAAACTGCTGGAAGGTTTTTGACATCATTTGGTAGGTCTTATTCTTTTGCAGTTTCAGGTAGGTTTCGGCAAGCCAATCCAGTTCCTCATCGCTTGCCTTTGCCTGCGCCCCGCATTTGGTGCTAATCAGCTCTATCATATCATTAACTCCTTTCAATTATCATTATAGACCTGCTATGGTGCGTAATCAAAGCGATATTTTTAATTTACAATATCCGTTGGTAAATTTTATTATTTTATCCGGCGTATTTTTATTTATTCTATCAATCCGCTTGCATATCTTTTCCATAATCCAGAATAGATTGCCCGTGGTCATATCCATTTTTTTCTTTTTCATATACCAATAGGCGACCTCGTATAAAGTTGTGTCCAGATAGCAATTCTTGTCTTTCATAAACCCTCCCCCAGCTTTAGTCCATCCTTATCAGTTTATCAAATGGAACGGCATAGCAAGGCACGGAGCCATTGGTATCCAGTAAGCATTTTACAATTTCAGAACTTTGTATATGAAATTTCATTCCCGCCAGATGCTTGGCTTTGGTGAATACTATCTCGTTCCATCCGCTGCACACCCGATACTTTGCAATCAAAACTACTTTATCCCTATATCTCGGAGCCCAGATTTCTATCACTTTCCCACTCCGCTTTTATGCTATAAACCCTGCACTCCATATCGTCTATCCAATCAATCAGATTTTGTATGTCTTTTCTAAATAATTCAAAATTACCAGGATAGTTAATACAATCAAGCACATCCCGCATATCGCAGTTCGCCTCTATGATAATCTTAATATCCAGAGGAGGTATGCCCACAGACCTATCGCCATTATTGCCTGCCTCAATTACAAGTTTTTCCATCATCTTGCGCCCCTTTCTATGCCCAGACTATTATCCCTGCGCTAATAAACAATCTAATCCATCTGATGCCCTGCGCGAACCAATCTTCCTTCTTCCAGTATGTCCGCAAGGAATAAATACTGTCGCAGAAGAGCCACATCCCTGCCATAAGCTGATACTTATTCATCTTGCCTCCCTGTAAAATTTCAACCGCCCTATCTGGCATATAAACCTGACTTTATCCGACTTTGCCCAATAGGGCAGGACACTTATATCGTGGTATAGATTAGCCTCGCCTGCCCACGCCTGCTCCCAAGCCGTCTTTGCCGTGGCTATCTCGGCTTCTGTCCTCGCTTTCTGCTTCATACCTTTATTCCAGCAGGAAAACTGCTTCGGTTGCAGGCATACCTGTTCGTATGTAAGCCCGCGCTCCTTCGCCCTTGTCTTGATTACGCTGGCTACCATAACCTGCGCCGCAAAAGATTCGCCCGATGCCTCGCGGGCTATTGTCTGGTAAACCGTATCGCTTGCAAAGCAAGCAGTTACGTTTAACATTATTATAGCGAGTAATATCCATATACGCATCTTGACCCCCAATTTTGAGGCAGGTGCGGGGAAACTGGGGAGAAACCCCACCAAAGGATGTTCGGCGTTTGGAGCCTCTGCACCCACCCTGCCATATTTTAGTTTTATGCCGCCCCCAGTCATTGTTTATTCCTTATATCTGCGCAATCAAGCTGATATATACTGTCTTGCTGGCGCTGTCCATATACGCCACAGGATTCCCAGTCTTGATTATGTATATTGAATATATTTATTTTCCCTTATGTAGAAGATGGCTTGATTGGTTGATACGCCATATCTTCCGCTACGAACAAGCTCTTTAGCTTTATCTAAAGGAACTTGTCCCATATAAGTATCCTGCCAGACTTGAACGTTTGGAGTATTCAGTTCTTCTGGATTTTTATTTACTTGTATTACTGTCTTCTTTCTCATCTTTCCCCTCCTTGTTAGTGGTGATTTGGGTTTCAGTCAATTCTTTTTTAATTTTCTTTGACCTTTTCAATTCCTTTTCTAAAGCTTCAATATGAGCATTAACGCCGTATAAGGTGATTTCCTCTTCTACGCTACAACAAGAACAGCCGTGAGTTCTGCCAAAATATTTTTCTACTCCATAGATTGCCAGATTTTCCTTTTTATCCCTTATACTCATATAATATCCAGCCATTCTAATCCCCTCCCCAGTTAGTGGTAAACAATATTATTGTAATAACGATTTATTCCTATTGCAATAAGCAAAACCGTTATCTTCCATTTCTTTTATTTTTTCGGTGTCCCTAATATAACAAACATTGATTACTTTATGCCATCCTTTGCCCTCTAATTTGATAAATTTCTTACTGTCATCTGTCCAGCCGCTTAACCTTATTCTCATCTTTTCCTCTCCTTGTTAATAGTGCTTGGGTTATTTAATCGCATATAAATAATCTTCCATTTCAGAGACTTTTTTCCTTGCTATTCTTTTTACTTCTTTTGCTATTTCTTCTAAATCCCACTTCTTTGTTGCTAATAACTTAACTGCAATCTCTTGTCTTAAATACCATTTACTATTGCTTTTCATCTTCCCCTCCCCAGTTTTGCCCTCTTGCGCCTTCAGGCATTGGCTTATGTTAAACTACTTTTATTTTATATCTACCTATGTTATGGTTTTTGCAGATGTAATAGGCATATCCGCCCCAGACGATTGGGTTATTGGTATGCTTCCTTTTTAACATTCTTGAATAAAGGAATTTTGGAAGCATATTCAACTCGGTCGCGATATCCTTTAAGTTGGCGAACCTTGCGCCGAATTTATAACCTTTGGTTTTTTCAAATGCTCCTATGAAATCTTTTACTGTATTTTTCATTACTTTCTCCCCTTTTTTACTCCCCATTTTTCTCTCCCCTAACTATATAAATTATACATTAAATTTAGGATAGAGTCAAGTGTTTTTTTGGTTATTTTTGGATGGATTTCGAGTTTTGGAAACTCCTGCTTTAGCCCTATTTTATCCTATATTAAGGTATATTATATATATATGGTATATATGTTTCAGGTATAAAGTAAGTAGAGTAGAGTAAGTAAGTAGAGTAAGAAAGATATAATGATTTTAAGATTTTGTTTTTAAGGCAAAGCAAAGCAAATAAAAATCTCTTGTGTTTTACTAACTTTACTGGGTATAATAATAATATAGGGCAAATAAATAAAGAAATACATATATAGAACTACAAACAAACTATGCCATTCCAAAAAGGACATCCCCCTATGGGGGGCAGACCAAAAAGAGCCGAGGCGCTCGAGATAAATCTCTTTCAGGCGATACGCTCTGTAAGGAAAAACAGGCAGGATAAAAAAGATATCATTGTCCATTTCATCAAGAGGTGTTATGAGAGCGACGAGATGCTCAAGGTGCTTATAAATAAACTTATTCCAAATACCGAGGAAAAAATATCGCTTACTGGGGATACTCCATCCAAAGTTTTAATCCAAATTATGAATACCTTTACGAACAAGGAGCAAAGTGCCAGCGATAGTAGAATTAAAGAGCTCAATAGTATTTGAGCTTAACAATATAGCCTGGGATAAAAAAAAGATAATAGTCAATCAAGGCGGCACCCGCTCGTCCAAGACATATTCCATAGCACAGTTATTTATCACAAAACTCCTCGAGACCACAGGCAAAATCCTTACCATAGCGAGAAAAACCTCTCCCTCGATGCACTCCTCCGTGATGCGTGATTTCTTCACAATCCTCAAGAATATGGGTCTTTACGAGGACTGGCGGCACAACAAGTCAAACAACGAATATAATCTGCACGACAATCTGGTCGAGTTCATATCAATGGATATTGCGGAAAAGAAGAAAGGCACAAAGCGGGATTACCTTTGGCTAAATGAGGCGACCGAGTTCGATTACGAGGACTTCTTCCAGCTATCCATAAGGACTTCTGATAAGATTTTTATGGACTATAACCCCGCATACGAGTATCATTGGATTTACGATAAGGTTCTGACGCGGGAAGACGCCGTGCTGATAAAGTCGACTTATCTTGATAATCCATTTCTTGAGCAGAGCCTGAAAGAGGAAATTGAGCGCCTGAAAGATACTGATGAGAATTATTGGAAGATTTACGGGCTTGGCGAGAAGGGGCAGACGAAGGCGATAGTGTTCGACAACTGGAGTTTGATAGATTGCTTCCCAGACGAGGAAAATCTGGACGAGGTTCTTTACGGGGTGGACTTCGGATACAATAACCCAAGTTCGCTAATCAAGATTGGGGTGAAGGACAGGGTCAATGTTTACATTCAGCAACTTCTCTACCAGAGATACCTGACAAACACGGATTTCATAGCACAGCTCAACCAGCTTATCCCAGAATACGAGAGGAACAAGAAGCTAATCAAGGCGGATAGCGCGGAGCCCGACAGGATAGAGGAAATCAAGAGGGCGGGGTTTTACATCGAGGGCTCAAAGAAGGGGAAGAATAGCGTCAAGGATGGGATAGATGTGGTGAAAAGAAAGAGATTGTTCATTACCAAGGACAGTTCTGAACTCATAAAAGAGATACGCTCCTACAAGTGGAAAGAGGACAGGGATGGCAGGGTGCTGGATGAGCCCGTAAAATTCAATGACCACGCCATATCAGCTATGAGATATGCGATTGAGGATTTGGAGGAGCAATCGGGAAGCGGCATAGCGATGGCGGATTGGGATTTCTTACAAAGGAGATAAAATGTTTGGATTAGAAGGCATATTCCCCAGTAAAATGGAGATAAGGGAATTAAGGAAGACGGTCGCGGAATTGCAGAACAATATCTCAATTCTTATCGGGGATGCCTATATCTCCACCATCTCAAAAGGAAATCCCTATCGCTCCTACCAGACCGCAATCAAGGCGCTTGCCGACAAATACGACGGCACGGCGGAGTGGGGAGTATTGCAGATAAGGAACATAATTGATATCCGTAGCGCATTCATAATCGGGCAAGGAATAAAGCTGATGTGTGATGACGAAAACTCAAGGGAATTAGAGTTCGTAGAGGAATTCATCAGGCATAATAACCTTGATGAGGAAATGCCACAGGAGTTGGCAAAGGAAGCCGAAGTAGATGGTAGGGCTTTGGTAAGAATAATCCCTAATCTTGAAAAAAAGAATATAGATATGCGTTACATCTCCTACGCTACGAATGGTTACAAAGTAGAAAATGCTCCTGATGATTACCAGAAATATATCTCGGCAAGATACAACAATAAAGGGGCAAGCGTAGTCCTTGAGGAAGATGAATTCATATACAAGAAATTTGCAGGAAGGATAGATAAAGTCAATGATATTATGCCCAAGACCGCTATGGTATTGCGCCAATGTGAGGATTTAGATAAAGCACTTATGGATTGGCGAGATGGGAATAGGTTATTCGCCACTCCTACACCTTATTTCAAATGCACGGATAAGGCGGAAGTAGAAGCAACAATGGGGAAATTGAAGGATATGAATTGGAAAGTAGGGAAATTGCTTATAGGCACAGCCGATTTTAAGATGGTGGAAATAGGCGGTTCAGGTATGAATTCATTGAAAGAGGAGATAATCACGCTCGCCAAATTCATCTCTGGGGCGACTGGCGTCCCCGTCCATTTCTTGGGATTGCCAGATTTGATGAGCAATAGGGCGGTAAGCACAGATTTATTTGAGTTTATCAACGCCTCCACAAACAAAGAAAGGCACATCTGGGAGGGGTTCTACGAGGAGCTGTTCGACAAGGTATTGACGATGGCTAATCTCAATTTCAAGAGGGGATACGAGACCGGAAAGGTAAAGGCGAATATCCTTTCGGTTACCGAGAGCCAAATCAGGCAACTGGCGGAGGTATGGTTGCCTTTGTATGCATCGGGCGTGGTGGATTTAGATTACATCCTCGGGAAAATTCCAGATGCCGACCCCGATGATATAAAGGCAGGACAAGAGGAAAGCGCCCTGAAAATGCTTGAGAGCGTAAAAAGACAGGAGCAGATGCCAGAGGAGGAATTAGCGGAAGAAGGAGCGCAAGTATGAGAAAATATATCAGGGCAGAGGTCCAGAACTTGGCGAAGAATGAGGCGCTGGCTATGATACCTGTTGACACCCTTGAGAGGATTAAGCGGACAGACAAGAAGCCAGAAATCAAGGTCTACGCTATCGCCCACGAAGGCACGGCTCACGCCTCTGAATTGGCGTTCGGGGCGAAACTGAAAAAGGCATTCAGTTATGTGAAGGATATGATTGTGAAGATAGGGGAGAAACTTGAATTGGGAACGCCCATATTCAATCGCCATATTGATACAAATGAAAATAGTGGAAGGGAGCAGATAGGCGAGGTGGTGGGAAAAACGATAAAATATATAGGCGATAAATTATCAGCGTTAGCGGCTATATATATTTATCCACCTTACAAGAAAATAGATTTAGATGTGGCGAGTTTTGAGGCGAATATAGAATATATTCCTAAATCAAAAGAGAAAGCCGAAGTTATAGATGTTGACGAAATAACAGGAATAGCATTAAGCAATTCTGCGATAGATGAACCCGCTTTCAAAGGAGCGACACTTTTAGGAGTAGTGCAGGCGTTCATACAGCCAGAAAGCGATGAGGATATATTATTGGCGAAGGTAAAAGCAATAAGGAAAAGCATTAAATCACCTGCTAAAAAGTAGGGGATAACCTCAAAGGAGGGGGCAATGGATAAGGAAGCGATTATCAAAGAATTGAAGGAAACGATAAGTGAGGCGGGATTGAAGGTAGGGGATATATTTAGTCCAGAGGATATTACGAATAGCGAACCCGCAAGGAAGGCGAAGCAAACGGAGTTTGAACACGCCAAAAGGGTTGAGAAGGTGCTGGGTGAGGAAAGGGAGAAGGTTATCTCGCTTACCAGGTCCATTGAGGAGAAGGAAAACAAGATTAAGTCCCTGAATGAGGTCGTCAGCAAGACGCAGGTGAAAACCCTGTTTGACACCGCAAAGGAAACAAGGAAACTGGATGACAAGGAGAAAGTCTATATCGAGAAGCGGTTAGGAACCTTCAAGAGCGATAAAGATGGCGATGACCTGAAGAATGAATTCGAGAAATTCTTGGACAGCCAAGTGAATGATTATATTGAGACCGCCAAACTATTAGGGGTGGATATAAAGAAAGGCGATGGCGGGGATGATAAGGGCGATAAAGGAAAAGGCGCAGGCTCTGGGGATGGCAAAGGTGACGGAGAGGACTTGACGAAACCCGAAAACAATGAGTTTATCCCTAAATAAGGATAGAATTACAAGCGTAGGCTTGGGAATCCTGTTCCGATAACCTATAAGGGACAGAGTAAATCGCATAGGTAGGGAAATTATCAATCAAAACAAGGAGGAATGAAATGGCTGAAACATTGCTAAAAATGAGAAGCGATAAGTTCGCCTCTATGGTAGTTACCACTCCTACTGCCGGTTACACCGCAGGGCAGATGGTAAAGGTAGAGGACACTGTCGGCGTTATCGCTGAAACTAAAGCGGCAACGAAAGACGCAGTATTGATTTACAAATGCGATAAAATCGTAGTGCCGAAGGTCGCAGGCACAGGAATAACTTTTGCGGCTGGTGATAAGGTCTATTACAAGGCGGCAAACGCGGCAGTTACGAATGTTGCCTCTGGCAATACGCTTTGTGGTAGGGCATTAGTTGCGGCAGGCGCATCCGCTACTTCCGTTGAAATTGACCTGACTGGTAATATCGTAGCTTAAACTCAAAAGGAGGATACAATGAAAGGCAAGATTATTTCGGATTGGAGAAAGGTAGATTTCTCCGATGCCTCCTCAAGGGCTAAACTGGTCGGGGCATTACAGCATTTTATGACGATGCCTGACCGTGATGTGACCTTGAAAAAGGCAATGCAACATTTCGCAACAAAGGGAGATTTCCCGACCGAGATTCTGCAGGTTCTGGAGAAGTTCCACGCAACACCTGATTATGATTTGGGGTATGAGGAGTTATTTGACATTCGTGATTTCTCTGGCACGAATGAGAGCGGTTTCAAAATCCTGAATGTGGAGAGCGGTTTGACATTCGCCAAGGTATTGCCAGGTGAGAAGGCTAAAGTTTACAAGATGTCGGGGACAGAGGTGTCTGTGAATTTTGACCTTTATGGCGGTGCTTTAGGCTGGTTCAGGACATTGATTGACGACCGTCAGTATTGGACACTTGAGGACAATGCTATCGCATTTCGCAATAAAGCATATTCTTCAAGGGCGTCAAATTTCTATGCTCTGATTGAGGCGGTTACTGGCAAAGATGTCGCTTGGCAGGCAGTGACCCCCGCATCCGTGGCGACCAGCAATGAGAATTACAATGCCATCAGAGATGTGAATACCATCAATGCCGCTTGTCTTGAAATCTTGACCGCCTTGAAGGACGCAGGTATCGGGGCGAATGCTAATAGCCAATTCGTGGTGTTAGCGCCTATCGCCTTGAAATCCCGTCTTGAGAGAGCCGCCAAGATGTTACAGCAACCCGTGGTTGGTTCAGGACAGCATTTAGCATTCAACATCAGGGTTATATATACCCTTATGTTAACAAGTTCATCTTATTACTATGTTATCCTTCCGAAGGCGAAAATGAAGGGTGGATACAGGATGGACTTGACCATATACGACCAGTTTGATATTCTTGCTTATGCGGACACTATGGCAGGCTGGATGCGTTATGGCGGTGCTATCGGAGATACAGACCAAGTTCGTAAGTGCGCAACAGCGTAAAGTAGGACGGCAATGGGGGGGAAGCATAACAATTCAATGCTATGCCGAACCCCCAATGCCAATGGGATTGCGGAAATCAAGGAGAACATCCCGAAGATTAACTTTACTCCAAAGCCGAATAAAAGGGTAAAGAGAGAGGCAAAAATGGGTGGCGCACTCACGATGTCGGATGTAAAACCGATAGAACCTATCATACAGAAGGAAAAGAAGGTAAACTCCGTAACGATGAAGGATGTGCCTGAAAGGAGTTTATTACAGCAATACATTGACAATCTGTATGACAATGACGGGAGGCTAAAGAAGGACAAGTTCCTCTATGAGCATTTTCCCGCTGGCATCTGGAGGAATAAGAGATGTTTCATCATAGGGGGCGGTCCATCTTTAAAGGGATTTGATTTCAGCCAATTAAAAGGCGAGTTAGTAATAACCGTCAACAGGGGATTTGAATACTTCCCCTCTGCGATAAATGTATGCCAAGACGCAAGAGTATTCGGATTTTACGAGAATAGGGAGTTCAAGGAAGGCGATGAGGCACGGAAGAAATTCTACGATTACAAAGGTTACAAGTCTTGGCTCAATGTTCAGGCTTTTCCTTTCCCAGAGGACATATACCAGATAGGCATAGTCCACCCAGCGGATTTCAACTACACAAACTATTCAGGCGGCATCCCACCCTACAACAATTCGGGACTAAACGCTTTATGCCTTGCGGTGTGCCTCGGGGCTAATCCCATTTACCTTCTCGGATTTGATTGCAAAGGAAAGGACGGGAGAACCGCCAATTTCCATTCTGGCTATCTGGATACCAACAAAGAGGAGATATATCTTGATTTCATAAGGGATTTCAATTATGTGTCTGGGCAGATAAACGGCAAGACAAGGGTAGTCAACCTCAACCCCGATAGCGCTATAAAGTGCTTTGAGTTCGGGGAAATGAAGGATATACAGAAAATCAAAAGACCAATATTGGTGTCATTCTTTACCAAAGGCACGGGATACGAATTGGAGATAAAGAGGCTGGAGAGGTCGGCAATAAAGTTCGGGTTTGAATACGACTTTTATCCGCAGGAGAATTTGGGAAGTTGGAGGGCGAACATACACGACAGGATTAGGATACTGAAGCATTTCCTGAATAAACACCCTGACAGGGACATACTTTACATAGACGCTGATGGGGAAGTTCAGCAATACCCTGAATTGTTTGACAATTTTGAGGGGGATTTCGGGATAGTCAAGATAGACAGGAGCAAATACTGGGATAATTGGAAGGAGTGGCATCACGAAAGGGAGGAATACCTCGGTGGGACAATGTATCTCAAGAATAATCGTAATATTCGTAATCTATTAGACTTATGGGATAAACTGGATGCCCCGATGGAAACAAAGTTATCACAGCATACCTTGATAAATGCCATAAGGAAAATGGGGGATAAATTGAATATCCGTTTGCTACCCCTGACCTACTGCCAGATATTTGACACTATGGTTGACGAGGGGGAGCCGATAGTGGAGCATTTCCAGGCGAGCAGAAGGAGCATCCTGTATATCAAACTCAAGGAAGACGGCACGAAATACCTTGATTTTACAGGGGCGAACCTAAAAAAATGATAGATATAATATTCGCAGAGTTCGGGGCGGCAAAGAGACAGCCAGATTTGGAGAACATAAGATATTACTTTCCCAATGCCGAAATAAATGTATTTGATGAGAGTAACTGCGTGAATTACTTTGCGGACAGCCCTTTCTGGGGACATTATATGAACGACTACCACAAGGTGGAGAAACTGCTTGAGAGCAAGGCTGACATAGCCATAGCATTTGATGCCGACATTAAAATAGTGGACAATAGGGTGAGAGTGTTAGAATTGCTCGCAAGGAAATTCGGGCTATGCCTGCCCGCCAATCCGAGGAAACTGGTAAAGGTGGATACAGAGATAGGGTCGCACAGTGACGGGATGCTTGATGAAAGCCTCGGTATGGGTTACGCCTTCAATATGACACCGATAGTATTCAACACGAAGCACTATGTGGCGAGGCAAACATTGGAGAAGTATTGCGAGATAATGATTGAAAATCCCGTGAGGGGTCCTCTGGCTATGTGGAGGGCGGCATATAGTATAGGCTTTTTTCCCTGCCTTCTGCCCCCGCAATGGTGTGTATGCAAAGAAGACATCGGGATAGGGAATGAGATAATCTTACATATAGGGCATAAAGATGTTGCAAGATACTATGGAGTTTAAGGCTCTGGCGAAAGAGGATATATGGGGGGGTGGCTGGTATCAGCCCATAGTATTCCCTGACGGCTCTAAAACTAATTCCACTAAATACAATGATTTTTTTGAAAGGAATGATTTTGGAGAGAGGAAGTGGGATAATTACATCAAGCCCTATTTGCAGGGAAAATCATTCCTTGAGATAGGTTGCAATGCGGGGTTATTTTTGGTATTAGCGGAAAAGGCTGGATTTGACAGGGTATTCGGATTAGAGAAAACGGAATACTTTTATGAACAATGCTTGTATGTATTGAAACAATTTGATAGCAAGGCGGTAATCTATAACGCAGATGCCTTGAAATTCGATTACGATAAGACAGGGGATATAGATACAATCCTTTTATCTAACGCCTTATACTGGATAGGATTTGATGATGAAGGAAAATATTGCGCTAATTATGAGCAGAAAATAGACAAGTTCCTGCGCAAACTGGCTTTTTACGGAAAAAGGATAATTTTCATAGGCGAGAATGATTTGGATAGGATAGGCGGTAACCTTGATATGACTTTGCCTTGGTTACAAAGGTATTTTGATATTAAAAGAGTGGAAGTATTAAATACAGGGCATAGAATATTAAACTTGATAGTTACAGATACAAAGATTGAGCGACAGGAAATTGATATAGATAAATTAGTCAAGATAATTCAGAACAGAGGATATTACGCAAATGATTTCGTATACACTTTCTGTAATTTTATCAATGGTTACATCGCCTATACCGAATGGCTGAAACAATATCGTGATAGTAATGAATTAGGGAAGGGTAATATCCTGTTGCATTCATTGGCTATCAGGCAGTTAAACCTACTCAAATCAATTATGGATAATGGATTACAAAAGGATATAGAGATATTTAATGATAATGGCGAAATAGATATAGACGGCTGGCATAGATTGTTAATTATGCAGGCATTGGGGCAGAAAACAATAAAATGCAGGAAAAATAAAGATGTCAAACTGGAATAAGCTCTGGGAAATCAGCAATTATTGGGACAAGATTATGGCTATCCCAGAATTGGAGGAAAGATACCACAAGGAATTCCTGAAAGATTTGGAGCAGTTCAAGATTGACTTGAGATGCCCTGCGGTGGATGTAGGGGCGGGGGCTTTTGGCGGGGTATTCAATTATATGGATTTTATAGGAGAGAAGATAATAGTTGACCCCTGCGCTACCGAATTCAAGGAAAAATACGGGAAGATAAAGGATGGCATAAGATTGATAGATGCCTTCTCTTACAATATACCATTATCCGATTTATCAATGAACAGCGTATTTTGCATTGAGACCCTTGACCATTGCAACTCAAAAGAGGAATATACGCAATCTGTGCATGAGTTGATAAGGATACTGGCAAAGGGCGGGAGATTATATTTTATGTTGCCCTTGAGAAAGATACCGATTGATGGGCATTTCATTTCCCTTGAAACTATATCACTTGAGGAGATTATATCCCCATTCAGGAGGATTAAGGCTGATTACAGGATATTAAATGACCATTTGTTTTTAACTGGAGTAAAGGGGGAGAGGCAAGGTGAATAAAAGGATAAATCTCCTACTGGCGCATCCCGATGACGAGGTGATATTCGGGTGGGCTGTATTGAAAGGGGCGAAAAGGATAATCTGTTGCTCCAACGATTTGAATAACCCCGAAAGGGCGTGGTGCAAGGACAGGAATAAGGCATTGCTGGAGATAGGAAATCTGGTGGGCGCAGAAGTGGTATGCCTTGATAATAACAGCGAATTTTACAGATTGCCTACAAGAAACGGGGATTTGAATTCCTTTGTGAATAATGTGATGAATGTGGTAAATATGATAGTTGGCGATTACCACGACAATCTGATATTTACCCATAACTCTTGGGGGGAATATGGGCATTTAGACCATATCCTTGTAAATCAGATAGCACATTTAACGAAATATGATTTGATAACTTCGGATATTACCCTTGATGCGGGATGGTTTGAGGTTGATAATAATTTAATCGGGAGAAAAAACTTCATTTCTAATCATACCATAGATTTGGACTTCTACAACCGTTGCAAAAAGATATACGACAAATACGGGTGCTGGACCTGGAGCAAGGAGCCAGTTAAGGAGTGCAATTTATATGAGATTTAGAATATTTTGGAGGGTATGTGAAGGTAATTAGCGCATTATACAATACCCCTGACAGGGATTATGCAATGCTTATGCTCAACCTTCAGGAGAGCGTGAAAAAGGTGGGGTATGATTTTGAGCAATATTTGCTTGAAAGAGACCCTATGATTAGGTTTGGCGGTAAGGATGATTACTTCGCCCCCTGCACCTTCAAGCCCTTCATCATAAAAAGGGCATTGCAGGAATTGAAGGAAGATGTATTATGGCTGGACAGTGATTGCCTTATTAAAGATAGGGTGAACGAGATATTTGATGATTGCGATGTGGCGGTGACCTTGAGGAGGTTTGACAGGACGCATTTGAGGGATATTTACGATGGATATATCAACGCGGGGGTAATGGCGTTCAGGTATAATCAAAGGAGTTTGAGCCTCATAGACAGGTGGATGGACCAACTGGCAGGGAGCCGTGCCGACCAAGATGCCTTCAATAAAGTGTTACTTGATTATTCTTTCCTTGATAAATTCGGGGAAATTATAGATATAGAGGGAACAAAAGTAAAGATACTGGACTGCGATACTTATAATTTCTTCTATTTTGAGGACAAGGATAAGATAGACAAAGCTAAAATATACCATATAAAAGGACATTTAAGACCGCTATACTATGATATGATAGCGGAGAAAGTATTAGGAGGAGAGTATGTCATTAACAGTCGGCACTAACAGTTGGGTTACATTAGAGGAAGCGGAAGAATATATGTCTTCAAGGCTGGGGGCATATAAGTTCTGGTATACTGGAGTTTTCAAAGAAGCCGCTTTGATTACAGCATATAATTTCCTGAATTCGGGGAAGTTTGAATTCCCTGCCGATATAAGCGTGAATATGAAGAATGCGCAATGCGAGATGGCGTTATTCCTATTACAGCATCTTGAGGATATGGATGCCAGAATTGGATTGCAGGCGCAAGGAGTTACTTCTGCAGGAGTGGTGCAGGAAGGATACGATTTGAATGCGGTAAATGATATTCCTATGCCGCCCACAGTTTACAGGTATATTTCAGTTTACAAGACGGAAACTGGATTTGAGAAATTGGATGTTGAGAGGGATGATGACGATGATACAGTATAATGGAGGTGAGTGATGCCAGAACCGAGTGAACAGGAATTAAAGGATAATGACAGGGATGGATTCATAGGCAGGTGTATTCCTATGATGGCAGATGAAGACCCGAATAGACCACACGATGCCAATATAGCGGCTTGTTTCTCTATTTGGCGTAGGGCAAAGGAAGCACAGGAGACAGAGTAATGCCTTTTAAGAAAGGACATATAGTTTCTTTTGAAACACGAAAAAAGATAGGATTGGCTAATTCTATCGCTTTGAAAGGCAGAAAATTGTCATTAGAAGTAAGATTAAAAATGTGCGGTCATATTCCTTGGAATAAGGGTAAAAAACTTCCCGATTTTTCTGGGATAAATCATCCTATGTATGGTAAGAAACATTCTATTGAAACTAAAATAAGGATGAGTGCTAAATTAAAAGGACGCATACCTTGGAATAAGGGATTAAAAGGATGGCGTAAAGGACATTATGTATCTGAAGAAACAAAGCAAAAGATTAGGGAACGAAGATATTTAAGGAAACAAAGATTGGGTTATATTAACGCCCCTGAAATCAGGTATAAGTATGGTCTTGGGAATAGGAGTGGTAAATTATCAAGGAATTGGAAAGGTGGAAGAAGCAAAGCATATAAAAAAGGGTATCGGTCTGCTAAATATAAACAATGGCGCAGAGATGTTTTTATAAGGGATGAATTTACTTGTCAAGAATGTGGAATAAAACATACTTATATAACAGCTCATCATATTAAGCCATTTGCTTTCTATCCAGAATTAAGATTTGATATAAATAATGGCATTACATTATGTGAAGATTGCCATTGTAAATTAGATAAATATAGAATGAGATTTAAGAAAAAGGAGAATAAAATTGTTCTCTGAATTGTATCCATTAGCAAAAGAAATGTATCTGCGGACACAGATTGACAATCTGGTGAAGGTATACCGTTCTGCGCAGATAAAATTGACTTCAGAATTGAGAAAAATTGATTTGACCGATTTCCAAAGGCATAGGGCTCAAACATTATTGAGGGAAGTAGATGAAATTGTGGCAGTATTGAATAACGGGATTTACAAATGGGCTAAAAACTCTATCCCTCAATCTTATGAGCGAGGGATAGATTTAGCCGCAGAAAGATTGAAAGCATTGGGAGTAACAAGGTTTGTAGCTTATGATGCCCAAATCCATACCTCTGCGGTAAGTGTATTGGTTGACGATGTAACAACCGAATTATTGATTGCTAATGACAGTATGAAAAAGTTTTTCAACAGGGTGATTTTGCAGACACAGCAGACCCTTTTTCAGGATGCTGAAATATCAAAGATGATAGCGGAAGGGTTGATTGAGGGTCAGGCGAGGAGGACGGTATCGGATGAGATATTGAAAGGATTGAGGGAGCAATTAGGCAATCAGCAATTCATAGTGATAAATGGCAGGAATTACCGCCCTGATAGTTATGCCTCATTGGTGGCACGGACAAGGACGAGGGAGGCGAGTTCACAAGGAACGATAAATACATCATTGCGCTACGGGGTGGATTTGGTGCAATGGGATACCCATTCGGAGATATGCGAGTATTGTCAGCAATTCGCAGGAAGGGTGTATTCAATAAGCGGGATGGACAATGATTTCCCTGCATTGACGGAGAAACCCCCGCTTCATCCTAATTGCCGCTGTGTTATTGCCCCAATCACAAGAAGAAATCTGGAAAGCAGGGGATATTTGAATGAAATAATGAAATTGAGCAATGCCCCCAGCATAAAAGTTCCAAGTTTCAGCAGATTTGAGGAGGTGCTTTCGCAGTTATGATGAATGTATATTTTAGAGATGATGTTTCGGTGAGGAGAATAGTATACGGCACTTGGGGAGGGGTGGCATCCGATATTACCACTGTATACAAGGGCAGGTTCGTATTTGAGACTAAAATGGTAAGGAATGTGCAGGGGGAAATGGTGGTATCTTCGGCTTATGTAATGCTCCCGATTATGGCATTAGAGCATAAAGATAAGATAATTTACGATAGCAAGGAATATTCTATTCTTGGGATAGAGAAGAAAAAGGATTTCAGCGAGAGGTATTTGCTTGTTAATTTAGCATAATGGATATCAAATTTGACTTTAGCGATTTTTATAAGAAATTCAATGAAATAGTGAAAAACGTCATCCCTGATTTGATAGCGAAGGGATTGGGAGTGGCTATGCTTGATTTGAAAAATGATTGTTTTAATGAAGTGCCTACCGTTCCATTAAAGGAGGGATGGTTAAGAGGGTCAGGGAGCATATTCGTCCAGAACAAACTTATAGAAACGACAGAAAATATGCCGACATCCAAAGCCGGATTTGCCAACAGGGATTATTCAGAGGGGATAAGTATGGGTAGTTTTGTGGGTGTGATAGGATTCAATACCCCCTATGCGGCAAGAATGCACGAAGGAATAGGCTTGCATTTCACAGAACCCAGCTCGGGGGCAAAATATCTTGAGAGCAAATTGCACAGGAAAAAAGATGTATACATAGCCGATATCGCTGATACTATCAGAAAGGGCGGGAATGCTTAAAGAGATAGTGAAATACATTGAAAATGAACTTACTGGATATGTGATAGGGGAAGATTTGTTCGCTGGTTTTGTCCCTTCCACTATCATTGGGGATTATATTGTGGTAATTGAGACAGGCGGCAGGACAGAACCTTCGCTGAAGGATTATGTAGAAAAGACTATTCAGATATTGGCGGTGGCAAAAGATTACCAAATCGCAAGAGATATGGCTTATGAAGCATACGATTTACTGCATTCAAGTGCAGGGATAGACCTTCCTGTTGTCGTTGCGGGAAAGGAGTATAGGGTAAACACGATATCGGCAATTTCTGCGCCACAAAGTTTAGGACAGGATAGCAAAGGGCGTTTTATAATATCAACAAACTATGTGCTTAAAGCACAGAACAAGTAAAGGAGGAGTAAATGGGCAGTCCGATTAGGGATTTGGGTCCGTGCGAAGTAACCTTTGATGGTGTCAGCCTTGGGGCTACCTTGGGTGGTGTCATATTCAGGCACACCGAGGAAAGCAGACCCGTAAGGGAAGACCAGCAGGGGGTTACCAGCGTTGATGAATTGAAGGTGGGGGCGACTTGTGAGATTGAGGTTCCGCTCACAAGGTCAAGTTTAGGTCAATTGTCAAAGGTTATCGGCAATTCAACCTATACTGGCACAAAACTTGAGGTTGGTGTCGTGGTTGGGGAGAGCTTGCTTGACCACGCAAAAGTGTTAATCATCAAACCTATCATTGATAGCGTGGTTTCTGCGGATGAAAGCACCTGGCTTACGGTTTACAAGGCATATCCGAGGGCTGACCTTGAATTGACCTATAATTACGAGAATCAGAGGGTATACAAGGTTATATTCAAGGCATTTCCAGACGGAACGAAATTCTGGAAGATAGGTTAATGGTTAATCAATTACCTGCGGGATGCAGGAGAAACCTTATAAGGGGGGATTGGTATGAAAATTAAACTTCGTGATTTGTTCGGGGCAAGGGATATATTCAAGAAGATATTTAACGAACCTATGAATGTGAAATTGTCTTATAGGTTGAGTAAAATATCTAACAAAATCAATTCTGAACTGATGGCTATCGAGAAACAGAGGATAGCCCTGGTTGAGAAGTATGCTGATTTTCAGACAGAGGAAGAAAAGAAAAAGAGGGCTCCGAAAGAGGTGAAGGAAAAACTCGAGGATTTTATCAAAGAGTTTGATACCTTGCTTGAAACCGAAGAAGAAATTGACATTCAGCCAATTCCGTCTGATTTATTGTTTGCGAGCGACATAAAATTGTCAAGCAATGAATTAGACATCATCAAAAACTTTATACAGGAGGAAAAGGATGAAAAAGTTTAATGTAGATGAACAAACCCAATTGGCTGAACCTATTGAGATAATCCTTGAAGGGAAAGTATACACGCTGGGCAAAATCACGGTGGAGTTGATGGATAGGGTTGTTGCTCTGGGGAAAGACAAGGATAACCTTGATACCCCTGTCAAGCAACTTGCCTTATTGCTTGGAACAGAAATAAAAGAAATAAGGGATATTGACATCCGAAAGATAGGCAAGACCCTTGAGTATATTACAAACACAATTAAGGAAGGAATTGAAGCAAAAAACCCCTAAAGGGCAGGAGCGATATTTATGTTGTTATCGTTTCTGCCTTTGCGGGACAATTCACCTACAGGGAATTGCTTAATCTTGACATCAGGGATTTGACATTCTGGTTCAAGGAAGCGCAGAAAGAGTTGGTGAAAAGGCAACTGAAGGCAATACAGGCATCAAGATTAGCGATGGCTAACAACGATGAGTTCCAAAGAGCGAATTCAGAATTGGAAAGGCAACTGATGGAATTGAACATAGGGAAAAAAGACATAATACAGGAAAACTGGAAGGATTTAAGGATATTGGGGAAAAGGAAATGATAGGAGTATTCTATGGCTTTTGATGCGGGAAGTATCGTCGCAAAAATAACTCTTGATAAAACCGATTTTGATAAAGGTGTCAAGACCATAAGGAATAATGTCGCTGAATTGGGTCAATCTATGGTAAAAATGGGGCAAGATATAAGGATGGTGGGCAGACAGATTTCCCAAGTAGGGACGGCACTTTCCTTTATCGGTGCGGGGATTATAACCCCTTTGGTTGTCGCCTTCAAGAGTGCGGAAAAGTATTCCAATAGCGTCAGGCAGGAAATGGAAAGGCTGACTAATGTCGGGATACAATTAAGGGTTTCCATTGCGGAGGCATTAACCCCAGTAATGCACAAATTAAGCAATATACTCGGTGACTTATTGAATAGATGGCAGGCACTATCCCCAGTAGTAAGGGAAAACATAGTGAGGATTGTTTTTATGACAGGAGCATACACATTATTGGGAGGGATATTCCTGTCATTGACTGGCAAAATAATCGCATTGGTGGGGGTAATATGGAAACTTGTAGGGGCATTTGCGGCATTGGTTGCCGTGAATTTGCCACTCGCATTGACATATCTGGCAATCATAGGGATAGTGACAGCGATGTGGAAATGGAAAGAGGTAGCGGATGTGGTATTGAATGTATTTGAGGCATTGGCATATTCTTTGGGTGCAATTTTAAGCTGGATAAAAGCGAGCCTTTGGGGATTGCTCTCTATTTTTTATGAAGTATTCGGAACAATAACGGAATGGATTTCCAGACTCCCTATCCCATTCAAAGGAACACTTGGGGAAATGGCAAAAAATTGGAAGGAAATGGGAGACAAATTCCAACTGTATGCCGATAGGAATATGACTAATGTCGGTCTCTCCTTCAAAAGGGTCGGCAAGATAATCAAGGGGGAGCAGAACGATTGGGCGAATGGTTTTAACAACCTGAAAAATAATATATCAGAATTTCAGGGTTTATTTGATAAATTGGGAGGAAAAGAGGTTTCCATTCCGAACAAGATTTTTGAGGCGCATAAGAGTTTCGCAGAAGGCTGGAGGGATAGCCTTGATTCAGTGATTGATGATTTAGGGGATTGGGGGAAGACAGCAGGAAATATAGTCCAGCAGGTATCAAATCAAATGCAAAGTTCGTTGAGCAATTTCTTTCAGGGGTTTTTGAGAGGGGAAATAAGGAGTGCGAAACAGTTATTTGTGGAATGGGGCAATTTTGTCCTGAAGATTATATCGGATGTGATAGCCCAATTCCTTACAGCGCAAATAATTACTGGACTTAAATCTATCTTCGGCATTGGTGGAATCGGTGGAGGCGGTGGAGCAGGGACTGCGGTATCGGCATTTGCAGGGGTAAGATTACCTGGGGTTGGCGGTGGATTTCAGGAAGGAACTGAAAAAGTCCCCTATACTGGCTTATATAAATTGCACGAAGGGGAAAAGGTAACCCCTAAATATGATGTAGGAAAATCAGAAAATATACCTCTTACCATTTATAACCTTATCACCCCAGAGGCGATAGCATCGGCTATGGCGGGTAAGGAAGGGGAGAATGTGATAGTGAATGTAATCAATGTTAATTCATTGCGTAATGGGATAGTAAGGAGAGAGGTGAAAAGGCGATGAGCGATTTCGCACTGTCAAGGGAGAGCATAGAGGAATTACTGGATTATACGGTATTGATTTCGGAATTTGAGAATGGGGCAGAGCAAAGGAGGCTTAAAAGGACAAACAAGGTAATTGGGTTCAGGATTAAGACCCCTGTCTTGACAAAAGAGCAGATGCAGGAATACAGGGATTTCTTCATATCAAAATACGGCAGTTACAATTCTTTCACCTTTACAAGCCCTTTTGATGATGTGGAATACAATGTCAGGTATGTGCCTAATAGTTTCAAGATTACTTTTTCAAGCGGGATATATTTCTGCGAATTTGAATTTAAGGTAGTATAATGATAACCCCAGATAGCGGTAAAAATCTATTCAAGGAATTAAACAAGCAAGTCAATCAGCCTATATATCTTTATAAGGTATTTGATTATGACGGGATAGGTGGAGATTTATTGTTCGCTGAATGGGATACTGATATTGTTTTTGATAGTGTAACATATCCTAAATTTCCTGTAACCCACGACTCCATAAGCGAAAACAATCAGGGACAGATAGACGCAGTAAAGGTTAGGTTAAGCAATGTGAGCAGGTTGATACAGAGTTACCTTGAGGAGTTTGATTTCAGGGCGAAGAAGGTAATGATAAGGCTGGTATTCAAGGACAGATTGGCTTATCCAGACGAAAAACTTGATTTCTATTATTTCATTGATACTTATAGCGCAAGTCAGGATGTGGTTGAATTCATATTGCTACCGAAAACAGATATTTTGAGCGTAACATTGCCCACAAGAAATTACTCAAGGAATTATTGTGGATGGAAATTTAAGTCAACGGAATGCGGATATGCAGGAGCAATCACTACCTGTAATAAGACAAAACAGAAATGCAAGGAATTGGATAATTTCCAGAGATTTGGAGGATTTCCAAGTATTCCCAGCAGAAAGATAGCGGTGATATAATGGAAATATCAATGATTATGAAATATGTCGGCATCCCCTACAAGCATCAGGGAAGGGATATGAATGGGCTTGATTGCTGGGGATTGATTAAATTAGTATACAAAGAGAACCTTGGTATTGAGATTTGGGATATAAATGCCGATTATTCAGAGGATTGGTGCTGGGAGGGAAAGGATTATTTCATAGAGAATTATCAAAAGCAATGGGAAAGGGTGAAAAATCCAAGCATATTTGATGTGGTATTGATAAATAATGGCAGGGGGACAAGCAATCACGCAGGAGTTATGCTTGGGAACAATATGTTCATCCATTGCGTGAAGGCGGGCGTGGTAATAAGCAAAATAACCGATAAGATGTGGAAGGATAAAATAACGGGCATTTTCAGGTTCAAAGCGCCTTTGAAAGAGTAGAATGATAGAGATAAAATACTATCCGATAAGATTTGAGAAGAAAGATGCAAAGGTATTCAATTACGAATACAACAGGGATATTTCCCTAAAGGAATACCTTGATAGGACTGGAATTGATTATATGGATTTTGATATAATCATAGACGGCAAGCCTTCCGACAATCTCAATCAAAGGCTGGATAATCAATCTGAAATAATCATCACCCCCAAAATAGAGTGGGCGGCTGTGGTTGCTTGGTGGGCTGGTTTGACCTTGTTCGGTAAAATAATAGCGGTCGTTACCGTAGCATTAACGCTTTATTCTATATTTCAGGCGGTAACAGCCTCGGTGAGAAAGCCGTCATTCGGCTCATTTAGTTTGGGGGGTATTGATGGCGGGCTTGACCAAGGTTCACCTACCTACGGATGGGAAGGGCAGAGGACTATTCAGGAAGTAGGAGTGCCTGTAAAAGTGATATACGGGGAGCATAAGGTTGGCGGAAACATAATCAATCAATATGTGTCCACGGATGGGGATAAGCAATACCTGAATATGCTCATAGGGGTAAGTGAGGGCGAAATTGAAAGTGTAACCGACATAAAACTGAATGACAATTCTATCGCCAATTACACGGGAGTAGAGATAAGCATAAGATATGGGACAAATAATCAAGCGATGATTTCAAACTTCGAAGATTTGCATAACCTCTATTCAATAGGAGCAAATCTTACCAAGGATAATCCCTATGTATACACCACTATTGATAATGATGTGGAGGCATTTGAGATTTATTTCACACTGCCCGCTGGATTATTCCAAGTCAATAGCAACGGGGCGGTGGCGAGTTGGAGTGTCGTTTATCTGGTTGAATACAGGGTTAGCGGAGTTGGCGGTTACATAAGTTTGGGCTCTACCACAATCTCTGGATTGACAAGGACAACAATCAGGAGGGTGTTCAGAAAAGAGGGGCTTTCTCCTGCAAGATATGATATTAGAATAACAAGGACATCTGAAAACAGTTCTTTAGACCCCCAAAGGACAGGTGATTTGACTCTGGTGAGCATAGATGAAATTAAGACTGATGATTTGATATATCCCAATACCGCCCTGTTAGGCATAAAGGCATTGGCTACAGACCAATTAAGCGGCTCTACCCCAAATGTAACATATATAGTGAAGGGCAGAAAGGTATCAATGCCAAAGGTAAAGACTTCTCCTACGGGGAGTGATGTAGATTGGGAGGATTACTATTGGGATAGTGAGGATGAGGAATTCAAATTATTGGCAGATGATACTTCTTTATATTGGGATGGAACAACCTATGTGGAAAAGTGGGGAGCAAATCCTATATGGTGTATGAAGGATTTACTATTGAATCATAGATACGGTCTTGGGGAATACATAGATGAAACGCATATTGATAATGATGAATTGCTGGAAATGGCTAAATACTGCGAGGAAAAGATAAGCGATGGCAATGGAGGATACGAAAAAAGGTTCAGGCTGGATTTGGTTATAGACTCCTCATCAAAAGCCCCAGATGTGCTGTCGCAGATAACAGCCACATTCAGGTCATTCGCATTTTATTCCCAAAATGGTTTCTCTTTCAGGATAGACAAAGCGGATATTCCAGTTCAGACATTCGGGGTAGGGAATATACTGGAGAATAATTTTACCCAAAATTGGAAATCAAAAAATGAAATCTATAATGTCGTGGAAGTGCAATATATGGACAAGGATTTGGATTATCAGGATGAAACTGTCGCAATAATAGATGAGGTAGCCCTTGCAGATGGCGACCCAATAAGGAAAACCCAGTTAAGATTGTTCGTTACGAGACAATCCTATGCCATAAGGGAAGGGAGATATGCCCTGTGGCTGGCGAAATACATTGACAGAACAATCCAATTCAATGTTGGGATAGACGGGATTGCCTGCCAAGTCGGGGATATAATCAATGTAAGCCACGATATTCCTCAATGGGGGTTTTCTGGAAGGGTGAAATCTGGTTGTTCTTCTACTAATATCAAACTTGACAGAATAGTGGAAATAGAAGAAGGGAAATCCTACAAATTGATGGTAAGGTTCAATAACAATACCATTGAGGAAAGGGTTGTAACCGATGCGGTCGGCAATTATACGGAGGTAAATGTATCTACGCCATTCAGCCAAGTTCCCCAAGATTACGATGTATATTCATTCGGAGAGACCAATAAGGTGGTCAAGCCTTTCAGGGTTGTGAGCATATCAAGGGAAGAAAAAGGCGAGGCGAGTATAACCGCCATAGAATACAATGAGAGCGTGTATGATGATACCGATATAGTAATCCCCACGAACAATTATTCGGCATTGAGCAGGGAGATACCCAATGTGGTGGGGTTAAATCTCACAGAAAGCCTTGTTAAACTTGGGGATGGGACAATAGAGACCACTATTGATGTATGGTTCACTAAACCCAATATGGCGAGTTATTATGTAGGGCAATATGTGAAAGCGCAAATATATTTGAGCGATGATGATGGGGTGAGTTGGCAATACAGGGGTGAGACATCAGGCGAGTATTTCAAGATTATAGGCGGGATAGTGGATTTGAAGGAATACAAGGTGGCTGTTGTAAGTATAGGGAACCTTGATAAACAGAATTCAATATCAGATTCCCCACAACAGACTATAACCGTTGCAGGAAAAACTACGCCCCCAGAGGATGTATCTTCTTTCCTTGTAAATCAAGATAGGGATAGATTGGCTTTCGGATGGACTCCTGTTTCTGATATTGATATATGGGGATATGAGATAAGGAGAGGCGATAGTTGGCTGGGCGGTGAGGTTGTAACATTCACAGTAGGGAATAATTATCTGACAACCGATGTCAGATTAGGGATTGACCAGAGTTATTGGATTAAAGCCATTGATACCTCTCTTAATTACTCCGCCAATGCGACAGAGGCGGTAGTAACAGTCCAGAATGTACCTTACAAAAATATAATCACAGAATATTCCGAACAGACCGCTTGGGCTGGGGATAAGGTAAACACCGAGAAAGAAGGAGATAACCTTGTATTATCGGAAGGAGAAATATCTGGAACCTATACCACCCCAGAGAGAGACATCGGATTTATAGCGACATTTTCAATGTCTATTGAGGTCATCATTTCTATAAATGAAAATCTGCGGTTCAACAGTTCAGCCACAAGAAAATTCAATGATAGTTCAACACTTCGCTGGACAGGTGAAGATATAGCGGGTGATGTGCAATTTGAGATACGGACTTCCGAGGACGATATTACTTGGTCGGATTGGGTTACATTTCAGAAAGGCGATTATATCTGCCGATATTTCCAGTTGAGAATGACATTGAACAGGGAAGATGTGGATATAGATGTTATATGCTCCCAATTTAACTATACCGCTGATTTGCCAGATATAAATGAATTCGGGAGCGATGAGGTGACGGTGGCGGCAGACGGGAAGGAAATCGTATTTGAGAAAATATTTCATCAAGAGCCGAATGCCCATATAGAAATCAGGACAGGCGATGGGATATACAGCAAATTCACGGCAAAAGACACTACTGGTTTCACGGTAAAATTATATGATGCGGCAGGGGTGGCGAAAACAGGCGAATTTGACTGGCACGCCTATGGTGTATAGGAGGGATGAATGGCAAAAGAACTGGTATCAAACAAGATTATACTGGAGTTGGTTAATGATGAGTTTGACAGGGGCTTGATTTTGTATAAGATAAAGATAGACGGGGTATTGGACAATAAACAAAAGAGCCTTTCAATCAACAATATGGGTTTTTCTTTGATAAATCTTGCGGAGATAATATCAATAATCATAGAGAAGACTAAAGAACAGGAGGGTATCGGTGATTGATTTTATCAGCAAACTATTGTCAAGAGATAACAAAAAGGAAAAGCCCGTATGCGCTCTATGCGGTAAAAAGATTGAGGATACCGCTTATATGGCAGTCAGGGGAGCGATTATCATTGATGACAAAATACCCAAACAACCCACTATTTTTACCTGCCCCGAACAGGCATTCAACTATGCACAGGGATATTTCTGCCATTCAGTATGCTGGATAAACGAATTGAAAAGAAAGGGAATTCCCCTTTATGATATGGATAAGGTTTATGAGGAATATAACAAGAAACTAAAGAGAGGTGATAGAGATGGCTTGGGTAAAAACTAATCCTGCTAATGACGAGTTGCTGATAAATTTTCCTGCCCAATGCAGGGCAAATTGGGATGCCATTGAATTAGGCACGGATAACGCTTTACAGGTTACAAACGCAAAGGTGGCTGATAGCGCAGGAATTGTGGATACCAAACTCGCTCAAATAGTTACACCGAGTAAAGTTTCAGGTGCGGCATTGTGTTTGCTTGGGAGCATACCTGGCGGGGCGGGATTAGTGCCTGTGGCAAACATCCCCAATCTGTCAACCGACAAATTGACTTCTGGAACATTGCCAATAGTAAGGGGCGGAACAGGCTCGGGGACACAGAATTTCGTGGATTTGACGGAAGGTCAATCGGTGGGCGGGATAAAGACATTTACATCAATCCCAATTTTGCCAGCTTCTGACCCCACTACGGATAATCAGGCGGCAAGGAAAGCGTATGTAGATATAAATAATAAGACAGAAAAAACCGTTTTGGTTGATGATGATATATTCGTGATTGAAGATAGCCAAGCAAGTTATGCAAAGAAAAAGGTGAAGAAAAGTAATATAATTGGAGGAACTATCGGAAATAAACAATTATTCACTTCCTCTGGTATTTTCACTGCTCCTGCTGGAGTAACCAATGTTTTTCTTTCAATGGCAGGTGGTGGCGGGGGAGGAGCAGGAAGCACTGCTGGTGGAAATGCTGGAGGAGGAGGTGGAGGCGCTGCTTGGATAATAAGAACCGCTTATCCTGTTACACCAAGTGGTAATTATACCGTAACAGTTGGCGCTGCTGGTTCAGGAGGTGCTAAATTTGGAAATGGCACTGCTGGTGGCAATAGTATTTTTGATTCTTCTCCTACAACTAATGGAGGGGGAGCAGCTAATGGTGGGACAGGTGGAACAGGAGCTTCAGGGGTTAATGGTTCGCCTACTGGAGGTAGTGGTGCTCCGAGTTATGGGGGTGGAAGGATTGTTACAGCAGGGATAAATGGGGCAAATGGCAGTAATGGAAGTTGGGGCGGTGCTGGCGCAGGGAATGCTTATGGGAAAGGCGGAAACGGAGCAGTCACTACTACTCCTGCAACAGCAGGAACTGGTCGTGGTGCAGGTGGTGGTGGAGGTAGTAGCGCCACTGGTGCTGAACCTGGAGCCGCTGGTTCGCAGGGTTTTGTATTGGTAGAATGGTAAAAGGAGAAAATTATGGCAAATTATTGTGTTATAAATAATAATGATAAAATAGTAGATAATAGAATAGTTTGGGATGGGATTTCTTCTTGGACTCCGCCTGCTAATCATACAGCAATAAAATCTGATATAGGGCAGATAGGGGATAAATACCAGAATAGCAAATTTTACTATTGGAATGAAGAAACCCAAAAATGGATAGAAAGAACTTAACTTGTGGACGAATTCAAGAATGCAATAAATTACTAAAGGATGGCTAAAATGGATAAAGCAAAAGAACAAGATAATTTTCTTGAAAACATTTCAAAGTTGCCAGAATTTTTTGCTCCAAAATACCATACGCATAAAGAAATTGATATAATTGACCTTGATAGGATGCGCTGGAAAGGGAAATGGGTAAAAGATACAGATTATAAAGTTAATGATGTAGTATCCTATCAAAATGCTCTTTATATCTGTATGACGGATAATAAGGGGGAGAAACCTACTTCCGATTTTTGGGAAAAATTGATAAGCATAATATC